CCACCAAAGCACGTTGCGGCAGCGTCTAGGAACTCCACTCCGTGCGGCCCCTGCGTGAGCTTGCCCGTTGCCCGCCAGTTGATTACCGCGTCACTGATCTCCTTGGCAACAGCAAACGCAGCAACCACGCCAGAGGCAATGGCAAGGCTACGGGAAGCCATAAAGGCGACGTTGAAGATCAAGGCTCCATACAGCGCATGGTTCGCCTTGTCTGGGGGCAGTTGGGGTAGGTTCATCGGGCGTTTGCGTACTTCAGCGGATTTTCCGCGTAGGCTGCGTAGATATATGTGCCACCGGATGCGTTGTATGAGACGTTAGAGTCCCGGCACTTGAACCCATTTGACACCATGTCCATGTAGTTTGGAATGCCAGTATCTTCAGCATCTGTAAGGTTTGCAAACAACCGTTTATTTGCTACGTTGTAAGTATCCCTAGACGTATCAACAATGATCCAGTTTTGCACTGCGTCAGTTCGTTTAATCATCAACCACCGTGGCCTAAACCCAGTGTAGATAAACGGACCATCCGCACTACCATTGCCCGTGTAACTACCAAATGCGCTGTAACCTGCTACCGGTGCCCAGCAATATGCGACGTAGGTCCATGTTGATTGAGACGGAATAGTTCCTATAGTAAATACTGATGCGGTTGGGCTAGTATTGTTCCAATATGCAGAGTTGGCAAAAGTTGCGTTAGTAAGATTTGGGCTTAATGAGTCAGTATTACCAATAGCACTATGGTAAGCGTACCAATTGTCTGCGTTGTTTCTTGATTTTATAATAATGAAACTAGGCGCAACACCCAACCCATGCCCCACCGTAGCATTAGTCGATGTGCCCGTATACGCCACAACAGAGAACCCAGCAGTGGTGTTAGCACTCACCAACGAGTTGTTAGTCCCCGCAGTGTTGCTGACCGCTGTGCCACCGGCTTTCCATTGCCAACCGACGTAGTTTGGGGGTGTACCGGAATAAAGCCCGCCAGCAGCACCATTGACGCTGTAGTTTCCTGAATTGTCGTCGTTTACACTAAACCCGTTAGAGTTAAATGCAGTCACCCCATAAGGCGAGTAGTTAGCTTCTGCGTTTGTTAGCTGGGTTATAAGCTGGAGGTATGCACCCCTAACAGAGTCAGTTACAGCATGATTGCCTGTTGCATTCCTAGCTTTAACCCATACCAAGCCCGGTTGAAAAGAAACCGTATTAACAGCGTTGCTAATATTTTGTGGAGAACCCGCGCCTGTTCCTGTCCACAGCGTAGCAGCCATCGCCACTCGTCCATCAGGTACTGCAAATGTAGTTGCCATGATTAGATGTTGAAAGTGTTGAGTGGGAGGAAACCGGTGGGGGCGGTGTAGACGAAGGGTTGCTGGCCGAAGTTAATACTCATTGATGTTAACGCAGCGCCAGCCGAAACAGCGGGAAACAATGTTCCGGTCAACCCAGTAAACGCAGTGCCTTGGCTTGTGTTATTTTTATAGAACACAATAGTACCCGCTGTCATATCCAATGCAATGCCAATTACATCGCCGGTAGTAAACGTAGCGCCGTATGCCCCAGAAGTCCCGTTGTACTTGGCTCCATTGAAGCTATCGTACCCCCACCCGTTTGCAGTTTGCCCAAGGAATTGAGTAAGTGATGCGCTAGAGTTAGCCACCCCAACCAATACCTCATTTGCTGTACCTTGAGTTACTTCCCAGTACCATTTGCCAGAAGTTACACCAATAGTTGCTCTGACAATTGTGTTGGCTGACGATCCTGTCGTCGTCGTAAGATTTGCACTAGAAAGCACCATCCCAGAGTCCAACGGATTCAACACAGCATAGTTCGCCACCGTAGTCGAGGTCAGTGTCGGCACATCAGTCAGTGAGTCGTATGTGGACCCGGCAGTGAGGCTGATGTTGTTGGGTGTCCAGTTGTTGGCGTTGCCGCTGGAGTCTGCTGTGTAATTTGCCGGGGTAGCAGGGGTAGCTACAGTTTGTGCAGATGTTACGACAGCGCCAACATTCGTGAGCGTAAAAGCATTTGTACTGTTGTCTATAACAATAGCGTTTTGCAGAGTAAGTAAGGCTGTACCAGAAATAGCCGTCAATGGAGCGGTGGGGACAGGAAAGCTAGATGTGTAAACCGCAGTTCCATTTACAAAACGTAAATTTGAAACATACCCTGCAAACCAAGAAAAAGTATTAAAGTATGTTCCAATGTATGCAGGGCCAGTTGCACCAAACTGATTAGCGGAATTGCCAGATTGGTATTGGGTAATTGTTTCCTGTACCCCATTCAAAAACAATCTAACGGTCCCGCCGACTCGTGTTACGGCAATATGGTACCAAGTGTTTGCGGCTAAAGCAGTAGTCCCATACGCATAATATCCAGTAGCCCCACTAGTGCTGGGGGCTATGAAACCAATAGTGTTTGAGCTACTAATCCCAAAATACAAATCATTAAGTCCACCACTAACACCTGACGAAAATACTACTCTATCAGCGCCTAAACTACTTAATTTAATCCAGCACTCAATAGTAAATGATCCGCTAGCTGGGACTGTAAAAGCTGTAGTGCTGGGGATAGTAAAATGTTGGGTACTACCGTTAAACAAACTTGCAAAAGAAGCAAATGAACTACCCGTGCTACCCGTGAACGGCAAATAGAACCCATTGGTCCCGTATGTCCCGGCGTACTTAATGGGGAGCCACTGGTTGTAGATGCTGTATGCGCCGAAGGCTGTGGGGGCTAGGGCTTGACCGTCTACGAAGTTGATCTCGGCTAGTTCGCCGTCGGTGTATTCAAAAGCGCCGCTATACCCTGTGGATAGGTAATGCAACCAAGCGCCATTTATAAATTCAACTTGGCTTGCCGTAGGTTGAGCTCCGGTAACTGTCTGCACAGTACCATTAACATATAAAAGCAGTCTATTTGCGGCGGTTGCGTTTGCGCTATCGTAGACACAAACTATATGATACCAAGCGGCTGGATCACGAAATACTGCCGTTGTTGTTGCGGTTGCAACAAAACCGTTAAAAACTAGTTGATCCGACGAGTTAAATTGAAGAGCAGCTCTAGTCGCTAAAGAAGCGTACCCTTGAAACAATACGCCACCAGCACCAAGTTTTCCACGTTTAATCCAACCGCTCCATGTCCATTTAATAGGATCGGTAGGAGTTGTCAGCGTCCTGTTCAAATACGCACTCGCAGAAGACCGGAAGCGCAGGGATTTGTTCAGGAAGTACCCTGCCGATACCGCCCGCGTCAGGAAGGAGTTGAGTGCTGCGAACATTATGCGAACGCCTGGGCTGCGTTACCGTACCAAGCGGTGCCGATGTAGACAAAGCTGATGATGTCCACCGCGCTTGCCGTTGCTGTGATCGTTGGCACAGTACCACCGGGCCATTTGACGCCGGTGAAGGTAGCTGTGGTCATGCCTGTTGCTGCTTGGGTCAAGCGAAGGATGAACGAATTGCCTGCCGTGGGGGAGGTCGGCATTGCGAACGTACAAGGCGTTGAGGCCGTCAGCGTAGCGGTGACAACTGTGCCTGCCGTAATGACGATTGTTGCCGTGCCTGTAACCGTTCCCAGCGCAGCTACTGACTCAACGTAGCCCGAGATCGTCGGGGTTGTCAGCGTTGGCGAAGTAGAGAAGACCAGATTCGTGCTGGTCGTCCCCGTGGCACCAGAGGCTGTGTAGCCCGTGATGTTGTTGAACGATGTGATGCTGGCTGTGGTGGCGTTGGTGCCCCCGTTGGCGACCGCCAGGGTTCCTGCCAGGGTAACTGCACCAGACGTAGCAGAAGCCGGTGTAAGGCCTGTGGTGCCCCCAGCAAAGGTCGTTACGTTGGTCGTTGCACCGTTGCTTGCCAACAGCTTGACCGTGCCCCCGGCATTCTTGAAGTACAACTTCTCGTCGGTGATGTTGAGAGCAAGCTCCCCCGAGACGAGGTTGGTGTTAACCGGCACAGCCGACGCTGTGGTCGTGTAGTACAGCGAAATTGGGGTAAAGCCTGTTGCTGCCATCGTAGTTCCTTAAAATGTGCCGCCTGAAATGCCGCCGGGGACTTTCATCAAACCTGTACTATCAATCCGCATCCGCTCGGCACTACCTGCAGCAATAATCACAGTATCGCTAAGGCCAGCAGTCCCGGCAACACTGCCGATGATTGTGTTGTTGCTGCCTGTGGTTAGTGCGGAACCTGCGGAATATCCAAGGCCTAAATTGTTTGTGCCAGTATTTAGATATAACGCATTTCGGCCAAACGCGGAATTAAAATACGATGAAATATTTGCTTGAAGCGCCGAATGACCTACAGCCGTGTTACTACCGCCAATTGTGTTAGAAAATAACGTATACGGGCCATTGGAAATATTGTTATCGCCTGTCGTGTTATTTGTTAAGGCCGCGTAACCTACCGCAGTATTGTTACCTCCACTCAAACTGCCACTACTCAAGGCAGTAACACCAACCGCAGTATTGGCAGCAACAGCATTAGCCCCCAGCCCCACGGTCAGACCTTGGATTACTGCGCCGCCAGTCAGGGTTGAGACGCCTGTGACACCAAGCGTTGTGCTGGCTGTGATCGCTGCGGCCCCCAGGGTGCCGGTGAAGGTGGGGGATGCCGAGAAGACTAGGTTGGTACTTGTGGTGCCCGTGGCCCCGGCAGCGGTGTAGCCGGTGATGTTGTTGAATGAGGTGATGCTGGCGGTGGAAGCCCCTGTGCCCCCGTTAACTACGTCAACAGTACCTGTAAGACTGTGGGTAGCGTTCCAATTAGAAGGCCGAACTACCGTAGCATCCACGCCATCGGCAATTGCACTGACAAACGGGTGGGTTACGGTAACGGCCATTTTGTACTCTTAGGCAATACGAATCAGGGCAGTGGAAGCAGCAGCGACCGGCATCTGGACAGTGAATGTACCTGCCGTAGAGACTTTATCAGCACCGAAGTCTAGGACTGCAATTGCTGCGTTGGATTGGCTGCTGTCGTAGATCAGCGCCCCACGAGCCGTGATAGTAGCGGTAGTCCAACTAGAGTCACTGAAGGTAAGCCATGCAGTAGTGCCGCCAGAGCTAATGGCATTGCCAGTCAGCGTGTTCCCGCCAGCCGTGTAGCCTGTCCCTGAATTAGAGACTTCCCCGGTAGAAGGAGCAGCGGGGTTAGCTGCGGCGGTGTAAACCGTGGTCGTTGCGTCCAGCGTAGCTGAGTTGGTGTACAGAGCAATCTTCATCGTGTCGGTCAACGGAACATAAGTCCCCGTCAGAAAGCCAACCTTGGCTGAAGTGCAGAAAGCGTTACCTGTAAAAGCCATGATAGTTCCTTAGATAACTTGAGTGCGGACTTGCCCGCTGCGATACGCATCCTGACGCAACTTACCGTCACCCAGGTTCTTGAGAAGAGTCAGCGACTGTTTATACGCATCAGCATACAGTGCAACCATATCAGGCTCACCCTTCATAAACCGGATAGCTTCAACCATCACCGCGTTAAACAACGCAGAGTCAAAGTTGTCACCAAGCCAGGAAGTGCCCGCTGTCACAATGGAGACAGGGTAGTAGAAGTAATGAAGCTCTGCCGTCAGGCCAGCACTAGGTGTCGGCCCAAGGATAAAGGTAAGTTCTGCAAGGGTTGCGCTATCCGGCCCAAACACAGCGTAGTACCTAGGTGCGCCTGTCTCTGTAGGGGTAGGGTATGCTTCCCGGATGAAGTTGACATCCTTGTTGAGAAGGTATGTGTACGCCCCTAGAGCGTCAACTACAGCAAGACTGAAGACCGACAGGAAGTCTGTAGGGGCAGCAAGATACTGGAAGCCAGACGTTAACACCCCCTGTACGTTCTTACGCAAGGAGGGCAACTGCACCGAGTTGTAAATCTTTTGCTCAGCCAACTCCGTCATAGTGGCGAAGTCAGTAGCAGTAAAAGTATTCTCGCAGTAATCCTCTACTGCGGCTTTCAATTCGGTGTAGTTCATGTTTTAAGCCATTGGCCCACGAGACATAAAGCCCCGAGTAGCAGCGCCAGCGCCACGCATTTTGATGCCAGTGGTCTTGATAGGCTCATTGCCTGCCGATTTACTGACAGCGCCAAGAGACACATCAAGGTTTTCAGGCTTGCTACGGTTTGGCCCTTTGCCAGGATTGGCTTCAGCCGCTACCGCTTTACCCGTCATGGTATGAGGTTTAGCGTAAACAGCCGCACTCCCAACTTCCTTACCGCCCATCTTCTTACTAAATTTAGCCATGATTAGTCTCCTTGGTTCTTAGCGCGGGACATGTTGCGGCCAAACTTCATGCGGTCGTCAGTAGTCGGGCCACCCTTCTTTAGCTTCAAAGAAGTGCCTTTACCGCCTCCGTGTTTCTGCGCGTCGTGTTGCTTAAACGCCTTTTTGATCATGGACTTATCTTGAGCCATATCTGATTTCATCATAGTTCCTTACGTTGTGCTTACAGTGACAGTGCCGATTGATCCAACGGCAACGAGAGGGTTAGGGGTTAGCTCCGCAGTAAACAGCCTAGACCCACCAACCGGGTTCCACCCCCAATAAATAGCTCTGCTGCCTTCGCCTAGGTAATTTGTAACCAGCAACCCAGAAGTAACATAGCTACGATCAGGCCTAGGATTACGAAGAGCTTGAGGGTCATCGACCGGATACATTCCAAGAAGCAACTGTGGATGATCAGGTTCCCAACACTGCGGGCAAACCAAGATGTTTACGTTCTTGGTCTTGATCACCAACCCTTTGAGGTTCTTAAGCTTGAAACGGAACCCGCATCGGTCACACTCCGATATCGCCCGTTTACCCGCTGCAAACCTATTACCCATGATCAGCTAATGAACTGTTGCCGTGGCACGAACCGAACCGCAGCCTTCTCTCGATCCTCACCCGCCGCTAAATCCCATGCAGCATCATACTGCGCCTGAAGCATTTGCGCACGTTCTAGACCCCCAGGAACCTTCAAAGCGAGGTAGGAAGCAAGCCCTGCAATCATACACGGCAGGAACCTAAAAGGCACATCCATCGTGTTCACACCGTTACCAGCATCTTCAATCCTACGTAGCCGCCAGTACACGAACGTGTACGTCTGGGAGTTGTCAGGTGTGGGCCAGACAGTGATCGTGGGCGTAGGAGAAACTCGGTCAATGTAGACCTGAATGGGCCTAGCTTGAGTCAGCTTGTTGGGGATCGTAGCGTAGGTAGAGACGCTGATCCGGGTGATGTTCAAATCTGCCTGCGTGGAAGCGTTACCTGCTCCGGTGCGGATAACATGCTCCAAGAGATCGACGGTATAGATTGGTAGGTCATACGTCGCTGTGCCCGGAACAAGAGTGATAGACCCTTGGTCAACAGTCCACAGATTGATACCACGATTAGCCCAGTCAGCAAACAGTAGGTTAAGGCTCCTACGAGCAGTACGAAGGTCATAGCCAGTACGCAGTTCCGCACCACAACGCTCAAACGCTTCCTCAACAATCTCGCTAAGGTCTAGGTTGAATACTTGGGTGCCTGATGTTGCCATTATCTAAACCCTGCTGTTTTCTTTGCTATGCGTTTGGGTTGCGCTACAAACTGCTTGCCTGCGGCCTTACCCATACGTTTTGCTTTGGTTGTAGCGGCATATTCAGCGGGGCTAAGCGCTTGTATTGCTTTCGCTGGCAAGTACCGTTCACCAGTTTCGGATGATGGCTTACCAGACTTGGTTTGCCACTTTTGGTCGCCCCAGTCCTTCAGCGATTTCTGCGGTGTTTTCACATCAATCCCTGTACCCACCACCCGAAGCTTTATATTTCTTTGCAACAAGCTGGGCTTTGCGGGCGCTCCATTGTCCAGCCCCTGTACCTTGAGTAGCTGCTGCCTTCACACTAGACACAATCTTTTTACGCAACTCAGGTTTAGTGTAGTTGCCTGCAGCGTTAACCGAGCCGCCTTCGGCAAACATCTCAAAGTCAGTACTATCCCGACGTTTGGTCCGTTTGGCCCCCGGCATCTTGTCGGGGTTGATATCCCCCATACCTCGGCTAGCTCTCATAACTACCTCATCATTCCACGGGTCTTACCCCGCTGGGCACAACCATCAGCGCGACTAGAGACTGAACCACCAGAAGCGTAAGCTTTGATGGAACCGCCCTTCTTCAGAAACTGCCCCGCATCCCCAGTTCCAGGCGCAGCATATGCACCGGGCTGAGATTTTTCAGGACGCCGCTTAAGGCCACGTTCTTTGTTCAAGAAGTCCCGAAGGGTAAGACCAGACTTGGCAAGTTCTGCTTTGCTGACAATACGGTTCTTGGGTTTAGCCGGGCCTACTTCCGGCTTCGGGCCTTCATCCGTATACCTATTAGGTGCAGGTCTAACAGGTGCTGGCGAAGTGTCCATACCAATGCGGGCAGCCGGTTGACGCATAGCAACGGGAGCAGCAACGGGAGCGACTGGACGGGCTTTAGCGCCTTCGGCCATCTGCACACCTTTATCCGCGCCAAACCTTCTGGAAGCCTCTGAATCAGACGCGTCGATGTTGCCCATAAACAAACGTTTAAGACCTACGTCTTCACCTTTGGTAGCACCAAGACCTATCTGTTTGGCTACAGACTCAGCGGGTAGCCTAGCCGCTTTACGGGCCAGCGCTTTATCAGGGGTATCAGTGCCTTCGCCTAACGCGCCTTCATAGTCTTTCATGTCAGCCCCTTAGCACTTGCCGCCACCGGCCATTTTGATCTGCTTGGCCTTAGTTTTACCCTTTTGGGCGCAGCCATCAGCAGAACGAACGAACCCGCCAACAGCAAACTTCTTAAAAGGGTTCATCTTGGGCTTTTCAGACTTTGCGCCCTTGCCCTTAGCTTCTTCGTCTTTCCCAGCTTTTTTAAACTGAGCAAATGGGTTAACACCTTTGGTAGCCATAGTATCACCGCCTTTAGCGAACTTGCGGCCTTTGTCAGCAGCGCTGAAGTCTTGGCCTACAGATTGAGGAACACCCACCTTCTTAGCGAAAGACGGGGAATTAGCAATAGCCGCCATGAAGTTATGCTGCTTTTTGCTTGTGCTGGGCATTACTTGTCTGCCTTATGTTCAAGTCTGTCAAAGATTTTACCTAGCATGTCTTTGATTTCCTTGAGGTCTGACCGGTAATCGTCCCGCGTGACATAAGTCTTTGGTAGCTCAACAGACAGTTTAGACAAGTCTTCTTTCAAATCCTTGACCGCTGTCCAAAGCTCACGAGCAAGCCACCCAAAGACAGCGCTGGAGACGCCCAGTCCTACGTTAATAAGGTGCTGGGAGTCCATGCTTATCCGTAAACCACCGTGACACCTATTGGGACAACCGATACTGCGGTGTACCAAACTCCGTTAGGGAAGAGAATACCTTCCCCCGGCAAGATGACGTTAGTAAGATTGGAGTTAGCGCCCGTGTCAACTTCCAGCAGGACATTCCCGCCAGAAGCGTCAAGGAACTTAGCCGCTCCGGCCCCCGCACCGCCAGCAATGATCACTGACTTTATACGGATTCGGCCTGAAAGCAAAGCTTGATTAGTCTGCGCCCCACCAGTATGAGTTGACTTTACATCAGTTTGCATCATGGCAATGCTCCCTGATTAGCTTGCTGCACCGTAAGTACCGTCAGCATTGCGCACCGTGTAAACCAACACCAGAGTCCCCGCACCAGAAGTGGCAGTGACGTTAGCTTGCGTGAAGGTGATGACCGCGTCAGTGGTTCCAACGTTGTTACACAGAACAGCCGCAGCAGCGCTGTTGTTGCCCAACAGAAGAACAACCGTGCCGGTGTTCGTGAACACACTGCCGTTAGCTGCGGTGTTAATAGCGGTGCCATTAACGAACAACGCATACGTCGGGGTGGTGGTTGCATAAGCGACCGTGGTAATGAAGAACGCCTGCATGATCATTGACCCGGCAGGGATCGTGAACGCAGAGGTTCCAGCGGTGATATCCGTGTACAGAACAGCTTTAGACTGCGTACTGACAGTGGTGCCGACGTTGCGGATCAGGCCTGCGGTGGTGCCGGTCGTGTCTTTGACAGTACCGAGCAGCCAGGGGCCAAGGTGGGTAGCTACAGCCATTTTTAGTGCCTCACATGCGAGTTAAGTACATCAATCTGCATGTCGCCCGACCGGAGCGGTTTGATGTACCGGTGGTCCGGTAAGTGTTTATAGCACATGCGTTGGGGGAATGCAAGGGGGTAGACGTAAAAAAGCCCACCGAAGTGGGCAGGGGCTTTTCACCCCTTTGCCGTTTGTTCTTTTTAGGTCATCAACGGGTAAGCGACCAAACTATCAGGACGAACCAGGGCTTCCAAACATGCCCAGCGGGTCGCTGACCCCGAACGAATATCGTTCGCGTGCCTTGTACCGGGTATTCCCGGTGTCAAAATCTCCATCCATTGAAGTTGACAACGGAGTCCGCACAAAGTGCTTCAAGCCGTTAGGAACGTCCGTGGTCAGATACCAGCCGTTAGCGTCGGTCAAGAAGTGATTGACCGTGTAGCCTTCAGGGATCGAGCCGTTGTTCTTGATGGCGTTGATATCGTTGTCGGTCGTGCCAACACGCAGCGACGTTTCCAACAGACGGGTAGCAACGAACATCAGAGCAGGCGGGATGATCAGCTTCTTGGGCTTAGCGGCGATCAGCAACGAGCGCTCATCGGTCCATGCTGCGATTTGAATCACAGCGCTTTCCAACGAAGTTTCGTTCAGGTCCGCAGCAGTCGCAGGGCGGTTGCTGTTGGTGCCACCGGAGACGAGCGGGTGAGCCGTCGAGAACAGGGACACACCGTCACCATAGACAACGGTCGAGCTAAACCCGTTGTTGATGACAGCAGCAGCCTTGACCTGCTTGGTGTACGCCATACCGCGAGCCAGAGCCTTGGTGTAACGAGCAGACAGGCTGTCGTACAAGTTGTCTTCCATCGCCTCTTCAGTGATGGAGAAACCCAGAGCAATGGTTTCGTGGTTGTAGCGAGCGGTCCAAGCTTCCTGACCATTGTCATAAGCAATGGCAGAGCCTTCGTTCTTCACCGGAGCGGCAGAGAAGCCAGACAGCTTGGTTTCCTCTTCGAACGAACGCTCCGAAGTTTCCGTCTCGTAGATTTCCTTATGCTCTTCGCCATAACGAGCATATTCCAGACCAAACAGTGCGTTCAGTCCAGGCAGGAGTTCTTTAAGTAGTTGTGCGCGTGAAATAGCCATGATTTAGCTCCTTAAGCGACAGCAGTGCCAGCATAATACTTGTGCAGACCAAAGTTGATCTTAGCAAGGATTTCTGGGTACTGGGTGAAGACGATAACGGCCGAAGCAGCAAACGCAACAAGCGGAGCGGCGTTCAACACAACGGTGGTAGAGTTTGTCAGTGATGCAACATAAGAACCACTAGCAATGTACTGACCGTTAGCAGCCAACGAACCAACGTCACACCCAACCATAGGCGTACAGTTCAACGCAGACACGGTAATCGTAGCACTGGAAGCGCTGCCATAAACAGCAGTACCAAGCTGGATCGCAGTATCCGGCACCAGACCCATAACACGGATCGGCAGAGCAGCCGTCAGAGCAATGGAAGTGTCAGCCAGCACAGCGTTAGCCGAGTTGCCGGTGTTCGTGCTACCAGTGTTGTTCACCGCAGCCAAGTTCTGACCAATCATGGCCCGTGCGCCAGAAGCGATAACAGTGGTGCCAGACACCATTGCCACGCGGAACACAGCATCCGGATCGTCCGAAACAATAGCAACCGCGTCACCAGCCAGCGTCGAAGCGGGCCAATATTGCGAGAACTGCTTTTGCTTGGTGATCGGGTTGGTGAACGAACAGCCAAGGAACACGCCCATCAACGTACCGACAACACCAGTCGAAACGGTAATGCGTTCCAAATTACCACGAACCAGCGTAACAAAATCTCCGTAGAAGATGTTGGTAGCATAGCCGTAGGTAATCGGAAGTTCACGGGTTGAGCCCGCAAAGACCTGACCACCAATCAAGTTGATTGGCTTTAGCCCGTAGGGGGCGTCAATCGTAGGGTAAGCCATATAAGACTCCTAAGTTAAGTACCTTTGCCAAAACTAACCTTGCTGCTTCGCTCTTTGAAAAGCGGCATACGAGGATCGTTTTCGCGCATGAAGTTATTGTCAATCGAGTTCATCTGGGTATCAGTCTGCTGCTGGTAGTACGCAGCACGCTGTTCCATGAATTCCTTGGGGATTTTGCAAAGCATGAGTCCACCGACCTCAACACTGTCAGGATAACGCCCGCGAGCGCTAGCCAAGATGCCAAGTTCTGGATGATCTACTGCCCTGACGGGTTCCCAACCTTCGCGGAGCTTGCCGGAAATGTTCATGGGATCATCAGTACCTAACGTACTAACACGGACCCATCGGAAGTCATAACCCGGAAGGGGATTAGGACTAGGGAGCTTCTCTGGAGGTGCCCAGCTTTTGGGACGCTCAAAAGTAGCGCGGGTATCGAGTTCACGGGGGGTACGAATATCAGCCATTCTGTTTCCTTAAGTCTGCCGCAACCTGCTTAGCATAAGCTTCCAATGGAACGCCCAGCCGCTTGGCGATGTTCACTTGTGATTGAGTCAGCACGATTTTGCGCGGTGCTGTACTACGGGTAGCAGATGCCACCACCGTTGACCTTTTAGCCGTCTTTCCCGAGGGGAACGCATCTGGGAAAAGCTGCCGTACACGAGAGTTGATCTTCTCGTAGTACTCGTCACTGGTTGGATCAATCTTACTTTCAACAAGTTTTTTGTGTACCGTTAGGGCAACAGCGGTCATCTCATCGTCGGAACCAAACCAAGGATTTTCATCCTGCCACGCTCTTGCTCTGGTATCGACTTGAGGCGCTGCTGCCGCCTGTTGAGGTTGTACTACATTTTTTGGCTCTTGTACAGGGGGTAACTTAAAATTGTTGACCCTATCTGCCTTAATCTTGGCATTTGTAAGCGCATCTTGCGCTTCAACGATGCCATCCGTGTCAAAAGCCTCGTGCGCAATCTTGAGTTGGCGCTTAGCTTCATCAACTTCACCAGCAATAACTTTCTTAGCTTGGTCAAGTAGCGCAGCTTGTCCTTGGCCCAGTGACCCCTGAAGGCGTTTATTCTCTTCAACGAGGTTCTGCGCTAGGTTGACAGCCTCTTCCCGCTCGCGTACAGCCGCTTCTTTAGATCGCCGTTCCTCGTGATAGCCCTTAGTAAAGTGCTGAATCCGCTTCTTTACGCTGTCACTGTACTGCTCAAGCTCTTCGTCTGAAACATCGACGGGAGCTTCCCTCATCGGCTTGCGGTTGCGATCTTCTTCAGGCGTGTCATCGACAATCTCGATCTCCACCTCCGTACTTGCTGTTTCCTTGTTGTTG